GGGGCATCTAGGCAACTCCCGACAAATATAAAGCCTGCTCATCTTTGCGGCGTTTGACGAGACCGGGCAATACACGCCCAGCCGCCTTCGTCCATTTCATGAATTCTTCTGCCGCTTCTTCAAAGTCACCCCGGTTGGTCTTCATCCGAAGGGAAGAACGCTGGAGATTGCCAAGACCCACGTTGAAGGCAAAACTGACGAGAGAATCGAAGACTCCCTGACGACCAACAGCAGCAGGGCAAAGTCGAACCACACCACGCTCAAACCGACCAAGGTCTTGAGAAAGAATCCGATCCACCTCGTCCATCGTGAGGGTGCGATCCCAGCCTGCGGGTATCGGTAGACTCTTGCGCTCCTCATACTTCACCGCCGCATGGGTCGGATCAATCACATGGCCCACGCCCACCGTCCACAACAGCGCCGGACAACGGTAAGGCTTAGTCCTCACCCCTTCGTGGTGCTTGATCATGTCGATGGCTGCGGCGCTGACTTTCACTGCCAATCTGCCTCATCGATGTTTGACTCGTTCCCGGTTACAAGCGCCCATATAAGAACGATGTACAAGTGAATCATTTCTTGCCAAAAGCCTGCGTACCAAACCAAAACGCAATAATGCTGCTTAGGATCAGCATTTCGTCATCCGAAAACACTTCGGCCATTGCAGCCGCAAACGGCACCCCTTGATGCCATGCGTACCACACCCCGGCAATGTTCAGCGCGACCAACTCCAGCACGAAAATGTAGGTCACAACAGGACGGACGCTGGCTCGCAGGTTAATCATCCACTGACTCGCGCCCTTGCCAATCTCAATGTCGTGGTTGTACAGGGCTTGGCGTTCCTCAGCAGCCGTCTGCGTCTGGATTTGCTCCAGTTTGATTTCCTCAACCCGTGCCTGCGCGATAAACCCACGCTCTGCAAGGGCCAACTCACGCTCTTTCTGGGCTGCGACAAGAGCCAGTTCGTGCTTCTTGTCCTGCCGGTCTTGGAAGATTTGCAGAATCTTGGGCAGTCCACCCGCAAGGAACGACAGAAAGGTACTAATCATGGTCATCATTTGCTTGCCCTCACCACATCATCGCCCTTCGTGACAGTCACATGGTCGCCCTCAACATCGACACGCATCGGCATTTCCTTGCGGTCAAGTCGATCCAGTTTGTTAATCAGTTCTTTGATTACGCCAAACTCGGGCTTGTCTTCCTTTTCGTTAGCCCCGGCAATGTTGTTGAGCATGGAGATCAGCGCGGTCAGTGACGCGCCCAATAGGCCCATTACCGCCGCAATCTTCTCGCCTTCCAAAGCAAGACTGGAAACGACACCGATGACCACGATGACCGTGATGTACTTGAGGCCATCTTTGCCAATGGCTTTGCCTGCGACTTCTTTTGCCGAAGACTGCGCCTCAAGCCGGTTCAACTCGGCTCGCACCTGCGCCTTGAACATTTCGATGTCGGTCGTCTCAGTCACTTTTGCAATGCCTCCACCAGCATCATTGCCATGGAACCCAACGCACCGACCAGCACCAGAATGACCGTGCCTCCGACTGAGATCACGAGTCTCTCCAGACGCTTTAAACGGGCATGGATCGCTTCGTACCGTACCGAACAGACATCAATGTGGCTGGTTACGGTGACTTCCAGTTCTTGCACGGTGGTCATTGCTTCACTTCATCCGGCACAGGCACCTGCGGGTCAGCCTGTTCCTTGATCTTGACCATCAGCGGCCACGCCCCCGTCTTGCTTGGCAAGTCACCGAGCAGCGAGAGGATGAAGTTCACTTCGTTGATGTCGAGGTCTAGTTTGATCACTTGGCAGCATCCTGTAGCGGCTTCAAGTCTTCGTTCGTCCAGAAGTCCTTGGCAAGCATGATCTCAAGGTGTTCCTTGTTGCGCTTCACGCAATCGGCCCAGTCCTCGTCCTTCATGCCTTCCGGCTTACCGGCGTTCAATAGGTTGACCGAATCCATCGCCGCGCTGTAATGACGGGCAATTTCTTCAGCAGTGGGTTTGTTGTCTTCCATTGTTTACTCCTTACGGGTGGGATGCTTTGTAGGCATCGAATTCGGCTTTGAGTTCTTGAATGGCTTTGATCAGAACAGAGACCATATTGCCGTAAGCCAACGCATCAGGCTTTCCGTCCTTGTCGTACACCACAAACTCGGTTAGTCCTGCATCATGTACTTCTTCGGCAATCAAACCGCCAAAAACTTTATCACCGTCGTTTTTGCCTTTGTAGGTTACGCTGCGAAGTTTTAGTACGTCAGCAAGGCCGTGCGTGGCATTTTTAACGTTTGTTTTGTAACGTAGCGATGAGGTTGAACGCCGTACCACACCGGCAGAATCAATCTCCATATTGGCGGCATTGGCCGTGGTGTCATTGTAAGTTTGGGGAATTACGAGTGTTCCCGCGTTAGTCCAATATCCTCTTGGATTCCCATCACCATCCGACAGCACGATGTAGTTGCTGCTCGTGCGGATGTCCAAGCCGCCTTGGTTGCCATCGTAGCGACCGAGGATGGTGTTTTTTGCTCCTGTTGTAATAGTTCCACCAGCGCCAGCACCAATGGCGGTATTAGATGAACCAGTTGTTTGTGCGCCTAAAGCATTAACACCAAAGCCAGTATTATTTGCGCCAGTAGTGTTTGCGTCTAAAGATTGATGCCCTACCGCAGTATTGTTGTTGCCCGTTGTGTTTGCATACAAAGCAGCATTACCTACAGCGGTACTATTTGCGCCAGTAGTATTGCTATACCCCGCCTGATAACCAACAGCCGTCAACAAATTTCCAGTCGTGTTGCTATACCCCGCCTGATAGCCAACAGCAGTGTTGTTGGAGGCGGTGGTGTTGGAGCGAAGGGCGTCTTGCCCAACTGCTACGTTGTATGCTCCGGATGTGTTGGCGCTTAAAGTGTTATAGCCAATTGCTACCATTGAGTTTCCAGAGGAAACAGAACTTAACGCACCTTGGCCGATTGCAATTGTCTGGGTACAGGTAGAGCCGCCAGCGCCAAGCATGGCCCGATCACCAACTGCTACGTTCAAGTCACCAAGAACATTTCTACCGGCTTCAAAACCGATATAGGTATTGTAGTTGTTTGTGACGTTGTAGTAGCCAGCGCCCGCCCCAACAACAGTATTTCTTGTTCCAGTGTTGCTGTACGCAGCCTGATAACCAACTGCCGTGTTGTAGTTGGCAGTTGTATTAGCCTGCAAAGCAGATGCACCAAGCGCGGTGTTGTATGCGCCTGTAGTGTTGCTATAAAGGGCGGCATCACCAACGGCAACAATTTGAGTGCCCGTGGTATTGCTATAAAGCGCCGGGGCGCCAATAGCGACGTTATAAGCCGCTGTCGTATTTGCAAATCCTGACAACCGACCAACAAACACGTTATTTGGGCCAGTCGTATTGCTATACCCCGCCTGAAACCCCACAGCCGTGTTGTTGGAGGCGGTGGTGTTTTTCGCCAAAGCACCAATACCAAAGCCCATGTTATATGCGCCCGTCGTGTTTGCTTGAAGCGCCGCCTCCACAGAACCATCATTACCGCCAACAGCCACGTTTGATTGGCCGGTTGTGTTGGAATACAGGGTATATGCGCCAACCGCAGTGATTTTTCCCGTTGTGTTGGAGTAGCCAGATGCCCAACCAATAAAAGTGTTTTGACCGCCAGTAGTATTGCTGTACCCAGCCTGATATCCGACTGCCGTGTTGTTGGAGGCGGATGTGTTGGAAGTAAGTGCGTCTGCGCCTAATGCCGTATTGTATGCACCAGAGGTAAGCGCCCGCATGGTTGAGCGACCAACTGCAGTGTTTAAATTGCCAGTGACGCCCGCACTGTTATCCATTGCGTTGGCACCAACTACGACGTTATAAATGCCAGTCGTAATTAGCCTTCCCGCTTGGTAGCCAACCGCTACGTTTTCACCATTTGTTACATAATATGCGGCTTGATACCCCACAGCGGTATTGTTTGCACCAGTCTGGGTGGAGTATGCGGCTTGATACCCCACAGCAGTGTTGTTGGAGACGGTGGTGTTGGAAAGAAGTGCCTGTGTTCCAAGTGCGACGTTGTTCGCGCCGCTAGTGTTGGAATACAATGCCGCTTGACCTACCGCTAAGTTAAGCGTGCCAGTGGTATTTGAATACATTGACTGGCGACCAAGAGCCGTGTTGTAACTGCCCGTGGAAAGCGTGCTTTGGCCGCGTAATGCTTGATAGCCAAACGCATCGTTTAATTCGCCGGTGGTATTGTAATACGCTGCTTGATATCCCACAGCCGTGTTGCTGGAGGCGGTGGTGTTGAAGCGCAGTGCGCCTTCTCCAAAAGCAGAATTGCTACCACCCGTTGAGTTGCTCTCTAATGCTTCAACGCCAAAGGCATTATTAGTTGTGCCTGTTGTGTTTAATGCTAATGCTTGATAGCCAAAAGCATTGTTTTGATTACCTGTCGTGTTAGCACCAAGAGCATCATAACCAACAGCAGTATTGATTGCACCAGTAGTGTTTGCATCAAGGGCAGTCCCACCAACAGCCGTGTTTAACGAGCCTGTCGTATTCGCCGCCAGCGCACTAACACCCACCGCCGTGTTCGTCGCAACATTGCCCCCGCCCTGACCGACAGCCATGCCGTCGATGGTGGCTTGGTTGGTGCTGGTGAAGTTGGTGGCGACCAGCGTGGTGATGTTGGCTGAAGTAGCCGTCAGCGTCGTGATGTTCGCTGAAGCAATACTCAGATTGCTGATGACGAGGCTGGTCAGCGTCAGGTTCGTGATCGTGGCCGAGGTCGCAGTCAACTGCGTGATGGTGGCCGAGTTGCTGCCGAAGTCTGCGATGTAGTTGAGCGCGTTGACCGTATCCGTGCCGTTGGACGCCAGCACGACTTTCTTACCGGCAGGGACTGATACACCCGTCTGGCCCGAGACCTTTACCGTCACCGCACCGGAGGCGTTGTTGAAGATGAAGTAGAGTTTCTTGTTGGCAGGAACAATAAGGTTCGTGCTGGCCCCACCCGTGCCGGTCAACTCGATGTACATGTTAC